ACACATTCGATCATTCACACCAGCATCATCAGCGCGTTTCTGTGAAAGGTCATCTCCAGTAAGTTTCAGCACAACACCATTTACCATCTTTCTAGACATTATGACACTCCATAGACTTTAAAGACCCCAGAGGAAAACTCGTTTGCCGTTCCCCCTCCCGCAAAAGAAAACCTTAAATGAGTGGTGTCATTTATTGTAGTCAGGAGCAAAGCCGAGCCGTTAACATTGTTGATTGCGTTAGTCCCGCCATTCTCTGAGCCGTGAACTAAATCCCACTTAAATACTGTTGGAAAGGTAGTTGAGTGAGCATTGGAAATCCCAATATTCGCATAAAGACCCCCTTGCGCAATGGTCCCGTCTATCGCGTAATTACTCAACTTTATAAAGTCTCTAGCGTCGTCTGTGTTTGAACCGTCCGCAGCGCCACTTGAACCAATGCGGGTGTATCGCATGGCATAACAGTAATCTGACGACCCAGATGCAAAAGTCGAGGCGTCTGTGCCTGTCCTAAGCATAATATCGTTGCCGCCGTTGGTCCCGTCAGTCAGCCAATTCTGAATTACAACACGATATTCTTGGTACGTCCCTGCAAGAGCTACCACCAGTTCCGTTAGCGTTGTTGACACTGTTGCTGTTGAAAGCAGCGTATATGCACCACCGCCCAAACTGGCCTCTTTTCTAAAGCCTTGATAGCTGCCAACACCAGTCGCAACAGCAAGCCGATCCTCGTCGGTAATCAAATAAATCTGACCCAGCAGCAAACCATTGGCTGCGGCCAGTGTGTTCAGGTCAGCGCGTGACCCTCGTTTGTGTTGGACGTCTGGCATTTAGAATGTTCCGCAGTCTACCGTTTCAACGGCCAATGTGACAAACGCGTTTCCCGCATCTTTGGTCATAGCCATTGATGTGTTCATGCGCAGGATGCCGTCAGTGCCGTCCGTGCCAAAAATAAAGCCCGCGGTTCCACCGTCAACAACAGACACTTTCTCGTCAGACGATTCCGCGGGGATGTTGAGCGCAGTTTTAAACGAGTTAAACGTGATCCGCTTTTCTTTTACACCAGCGGCACTAGCGTCGTGCATGATGAGAAAGTCGGCCGCCCCGTCAACAGAAGCAAGCGCATCAAGGGCGTCAATGGCTGGCACGACAGGAACCATTGTCGTGGCGTCTGTTGGAAAGTGCGCCGTTTGTCGGTCGGTCGTAAAGAAAACCTGACCGGGCAAGAGGGACGACGAAGGTAGGTTAGCAAAGAGGCCGCGTTTCTGCTGTACTGAAGGCATTGGGGTATTCCTTTATGTTTTAGTTGAAAGTTCCAAGGTCTAACGCGCCGTTTACAAACAGCCCCGCCGCGCTTGTGGTTAAGAGATTGCCCGCCTGAGGGTCGATTGTGGGCGTAGATGTGCCGGGCGGCCCCTGAATGCCAACGGTGACAACAACGGGGGGCGCGGTCTGCTGAACTACAACAACAGTCATCGCGTAACCTCTTTGCTCAAAATGACAAGCCCCTCAAGCCACCGGGCGGCACTGGTTGCGCTGGTCACAAATTCCAGATCATAGACGCCATCTGTCAGGATCGTTTCCGTCTCCGCTGCGGTCAGCGTCATCGTCACGACGCCGGTCGCGCCGTCAAATGCAAGCCGCCCGTTGGCAGTGGTCAGGTCCATAATAACGTCAGAGGATGCCAGAGTCTGGCGAATTTGCATACGCCCGGTCAGGCCTGTCAGATCAACAGGCGTTCCGCCCGCAGTTTGCAGGAATGTCACGACCTCCGAAAAGTCAGAGCCTTGGTAGATTTTCAGATCAACGCGTGCCGGAACAACGGTCATTTGCTCACCTTCACCATCCAAGAAATAACAAATCCGGCTGAGTCCATCGGGATAACTTCTTGCACGGGCCAATTCACGCCGTTGATCGTCATCACGTCGGACGTGCTAGGGGTAATCGTGACACCATGATTTACCAGCGAATAGACTTGCTCTTTTTCACCTAGTGCCAAGCCAGTCCGCTGCGTGTATGCCTTGGCGGATGGCTTGGCCGTGAATGTGTGAACCACTGGCGCGCCCGGCGTAGGGTTCCATTCCGGACCTGTGGGCTGCCCTGGCCGGGTTATGGTCACATAGGCCGCCCCAAGCCCATCTCCCGCATCACGCCCCGCCTCAGCATAGGCCAGCGCGACTTCTGCGGCAATGGCGGCCCCGCTCATACCAGCCTCGGGCCGGTCGAGTAGCCGTAAAGCCCTCCGCCGATGCACTGGCGCAACATGGTTTCAATCTTGGTGGATCTTGGGATGGACGCGCCGCCCTTGCTGGCATCGCCCGTCGCGGTCCATTGAATGTCACCCACCTTGGTCAGAACTTTTTGCTCGGCAGGCGTGAATGTCTTGGTCCAGATAAAAGGTGTCGCTACCTCGGCGATGGCCGCCTCATATGTGGCTTCCACGACATTCGCGCTGTCAACGGTGCATGTCGATCCGTCCAGATATGTGAATTGGATATAATCTGACGCCCTGACAAGCGCCTGCAAGGTCGCGGCGGTGTCAGCGATTACCGTTCCGCGCGCGCCCGCGTATGTGATGAGTGCCGCAACGTTGCCGATCATGTGACGCTCCAATGAAGGGGTGGGCCATTACAGCCCGCCCGTTGATTATTTCTTGCCGGTTGGCATGACGGGCTGTGCAACCGGCACAAGCCACCCGCTGCTGATCCACCCGGCAACACCCTCATTCTTTGCCAGATCGGCAGAGATTGAAGCGTCGCCGCCGAGTTTGACCTCAGTGCCGTCCGGCAGAACCAGCGTGCCAGGATATGTGCTGGTGTGCTGTGCCATGTCTACAGGCCCGTGCCGTACCGCACAGCCGCCGGAGTGCGGATGCTGACCGGCGCGAACCGGAACGCGCCGTAGGTCCGCACTTCAAGTCCTGCCTGTTGAGGGGCAAGGAACATCAGCGGCATAGGCATGTGCAGTTTCACCACGCTCGGATCGTTGCGGTAAACCACCATCTTGTTGGTCAGGTTGTAGTCAGAAAAGATGTTCAACGGCAGGCCGGTTTGAGCGGTGTAGACGTTGGCGCGCCGGATGAAGTCCAGAATGGTGGTGTCGCTTTCCGGTGCAAGCTGGCGCGTGGCCAGATCACCGAATTGAGCGATTGGCAACACGATAGTGTCAGCAACCTGCGTGCCAAGACTGGCCGACTGGATGCCGCTCAACAGGCCGTTGATGAATGACAGGATCGCCGCAGGGGTGGACAGTGCAAAGGTTGCCGCAGACGCAGCCGACGTGATGCCCGTGGTGTTGAAGAACCCTTCAATACCCATATCCGCGTTGCCGATCAGCGCAGTGCTGTTGACCAGCATCTCATACGCCATCCGCGCCGCATTTGCCGACTCAGTGGGCAGGTTCATGCCCAGTTGTGCCGCCGCGCCGATTTCCTCAATCGAATAGGAATACATGACGCCCGCCATATTGACGGTCTGCTCAAACTTGCCAGTCGTTACATCAACGCGCGGGATGTCTTCCCCTTTGCCGTTGATAAACTTTGCGCGCCCGACCGAATCTTGCGTGAAGAACGTGACGGATGCCGCAAATTGATTTGCCGACGTGTCCACCTGCATTAAGCGAGGGTAAAGGATCGTCGGGTATGGTTTGCGCATCACCTCGGCTTCGATGTGGCTGCGCTGCGAAATGACGAAACCCAAAGCTGCGGGCGCGTCCATGATCTGCGTGTTCATTATATTTGCTCCTTACGGCAGATAGACGCGAACAAGATCACCGATCCCGCCCGAAGTTTCAAATTTTGCCCCGGCAATCGTGGTGGCAAGGCCATCACCGATCACGCCGGTCGCGGCGGTAAACGTCACGGCGTCGCCAGGATCAACGGCAGTCGATGCCGTGACCCAGACAGTGCCCTTGCGCAGAATACCGGCCATTTCGCCGACGATATATTCATCGCCAACGCGGGTCTTGTCGATAATGGCAATGCCTTCAAAGCCGGTGCCGCCAAGTTTGACCGCTCCGTCAATAACACCGTCACGACCGACCACGCGGCCAAACGCAACTGCGGCAGTAGTAACCCGCTTGGACACCACGTCTTTGACTTGCTGACCCTCGGCAATCATACCGGGAAGGCCAAGGGGCATTGCAGCAACAGCGGCCCCGAATGCGTCTTGAATAGGCATGATTTATGCTCCTTTGCCAACGGATTGAAGATAGGCCGTGCCGAGGCCCTTGACGTATTCGGCACGCGCGTCGGTCGCAACCGTCACGCCAGTTTTCAGCGCGTCGGCCACAGGGTCACCTTTGGCAGCATCCTCTGACAGAATGTCAAAGCGCGCATCGACATAGGCGTCGGATTTGCCAGCAATAGCCGCGTCACCCAGAACAGCCAATACGGCGGCTTTACGGATGGCAGCGTCAGACAGGCCCGTCGTTGCCAGGTCCTTGGCGATTGCCTTGGCCTTGCCGATCAGATCAGCCCGGGCCGCGACCTTGGCGTCAAGATCCGCATCGGACAGGATCGACTTGGAAATTTCAGCAATCTTGGCGTCCTTGGCTGCCAGTTCGCCGTCTTTGGCCGCCATTTCCTCAGCAGCATTCTTTTCGGCGGCTGCCATGTCCTTCATCAGCTTTTCAAGCGCCTGCGCGCCCGCGTCGGTCGTCACGACGGAAAGCCCGTCAATCTGGACTGTCCGCGTCTGAATGGCGTCTGCCATGATTGCGTCCTTTTCGTCTGTGATGGGGGATGCGCCCCACCGCGCTACAGTGCTTGGTTGACTGTCACCGATTCTTGCCATTGGTCCCGCCCTACCGGCGGAGACTATAGCAATGTGGTTTCCTACAATGTTCGTTTGCCGCGCTTGATACGCGGTTCCGTCCGGCGCGATCCCGTCGCCCCAGACCAATTCCGACGTGTAGCCGACCGACAATTCGCGCTTGCCGTCCTGCACCTTGCGGATTGTGGCGGCATCGGTCAGCTTGATCCCGATGCGCAAATACTCGCCGTCGCGCAGCACTTCCTCATTCGTGGTGCCGACCGACACCATACGCGCCGTGTCAGCCGTGACCAAATCGGCGGGGTGGTCGTCAGTGACTGGCAGCAAGCCGAACGTTTGCAGCGATGCCTTGCGGAACACTTCGGATTCATCCCTGTAAACTGTCACCTTGTCCAGGTCGGGCCGGTCCAGTTCCACGCCAAGATAGTTTTGCGTGCCGATGCGGGCGGTGCGAACATTGGCGACCAGATAGCCTTCGTCTGTGACGCGGGCACCTGTAAGCGTGGCGGCGTCTGTCATTTTCATTCGTCTGCCTCCACCACGTTAAAAAACTCTTTCACGTTGCCCTCAAGCCCCGGAAACGCGCCGCTTTCGGTCAGCGTGTTTACGATTGTATCCGCAAGCGCCTCTTGTGGCAATATATCCATATCATAAAGCACTTTCACACTGTCAACCAGAACTTTGCCCATGTCGGCCCGTTCTTTGGCAGTCGGCTGGAATAGCGGACGCCACGTCCAATGCAATTCGGGCGGGCGATTGCCCAGCGCCGAACGGATCAGGCATTCATTCAAAATTTCCATTGCAGGATCCAGATCAAGCGTTTGCATGACGCGGACCCGATCAAAATAAACTTTCTCATCGCCCGCGCCGGTAGCGTTCATCCCTGCCGCCGCAATGCCGAATAGCCGGGTCATCGGAACGCCCGCCGCAGCAGCGACCATCTGCATGAAGCGGTCGATGATGTCCGGCAGCGTGGCGAAGCTGGCGGTTTTCTGATCGTATGTGTCTTCTGAGTCCATCAGCAGCGCGCCGTTGATGCCCTTGCCGCGCGCGGTCAGGCTGGTGCGGGCAAGGACAACAGCCTCATATTCCGATCCGCCGCTTCGCAGCCCTTCGTTGAACCCGTTGATGCCGATCACGTCAATTTTAGCCTCGAACACAAGCGACGCAACGTTGGCAATGGTGGCGTCCAGGTTCCGCACGGCGCTGATCGTGGCGTTCAGCGTGCTGTCACCCCATCCGGGATGTGCAGAATATCTGTCGTCAGGGACTTCTTCGCCCATGGCAATGACAAGGCGACTCGGGTGGATTTCTACCGATGCGCCGGTGGCGGGATTCATCCGATACATGATTGGTTTGCCAAACCCCAGCAGGCGCGGGTCGCGCTGGATTGCCCCTGCCGTTATTTCCGACCGGTTCAATACGGCGAGATATTGCAGACCACCCGTGCCGATCCGGGCAGGGTCCAGCGGCTTCGATGCGTCCAGGTCGCGCGTGCCGATATAGATTGCAGCGCCGCCGAACAGCCGGGCGCGCTTGAGGTTTTGCATCGTCTTGCCCTGCAAGCCCAGCCGCTTTTCCTCAGCCTCGATTGCTGTGATCTGTTCCGCATCGGCCTGCCATTCCCGCCATTCGCGGGTCGCATCTTCTGCGGGCAGGTCCACGACGTTACGGGCAATGGCGCTGGTGCGATACATGGCTACAAGCTGATCGTCGGCGATTGTGGTGTTGTAATAATGGGTGTGCGCCGCCTTGTCCCGGTCCGTTCCGAGATTGGCGACGATGTTGCGCAGGCCGTCCATAATACTCATATTGTTCCAGCCCATGAATTATTTACGCCCGCCAGCATGTCAAACGCGCGTGTCGCGGCGTCGATCTGGTCTTTGAACTTGCCCATCGGGAACGTTGCAGCCTCGTCCAAGAAATCACCATTCCAATCGCCTGCCACAATGTCCACGTTTCCGGCTTCGACCTGTGCAGCCAGTGGCATTGCGCGCGTTTCTTTGTCGCCCGTCTCAGGGCTTGACGTGTAACTGTAACCCATCAGCGACGATTTTAGAAGATGCAAAGCCCAGGACTTGCCAGCAGACCCCGGATCCTGCGGAATTGAGCCACGAACCGCCCGCCCATCGGCCGCCGCCGTGCTGCCCAGCAGCCGCTCAACACCCGCCGCGTTCACCCGGTCTTTGACAACGTGGGCGATGCAAAGACGCTTGTCCGGGCCGATTCCCAGCTTGACGCCAGCCGTCCTAGCCGCTCCATGATCGTCAGTTGCGGCCAAGTCCCATCCCCGCACCCACCGATAGCCCGCAGGCTCCGCTTGGATGACGCGAAAGTCGGACCGCTTGAACATGCCGCCGCCGCGTGGTGCAGGGCGCTGTTGAAGCTGTCCGGCGGCGGCGTAGATGCCCATCGTCTTTTCAAGGTCCGCCACTTGGTCCTCGGGGAACCGATCAGGAAACAGCAGTTCGCCTTCGATTGTTCGCGGGTCGGTATAGAACGGCGTGGAGCATCGCCGATCCGATTCAAACCGCATCGGCAGGCAAAGGTGGGTGTAGCCTAAATCAATTGCCACGGCAGAAACGTCGGACTCGTGCAATCGCTGCATGATGATTACAATCGCGGAATCTTCATTGTTGACGCGGGACGGCAGGGCTTCCCGGAATGTAGCAACGCCCGTGGCAAGTTTCTGGACGCTGTTGGCATCCGCAACGCTGTGCGGATCGTCGATCAGAACCCTATCGCCGCGGGAGCCTGTCATTCCCTCGAATGCCATGGCTTCCCTGAACCCGGTCTTGTCGTTTTCAAACCGCAGCTTGGCGTTGTTGTCGGCCATCAGATTCATTGGCCAGCGTGATTGATACCAGTCCGACTGGATCAGGCGACGGCATTTCATTGCGTCCCGGACGGCCAAGTCTTGCTTGTGCGCCGTGCCAAGGAATCGCATGTGGTGTAATTCTTTAGGCCCCCATTCCCAAGCGGGCCAGATTACGCCTGTTAACAGCGACTTCATGGTGCCGGGCGGCACGTTCATCAGCAGGCGGGTGATGTCGCCCCGCGTGACGGCTTCCAGGTGCGCACAGATGGCGTCCAGCGCCCAACCCCACTTGAGCGGCGTGGACGGCTCCAGGACGTGCCAAGCGCGCCGTGCAAAGTATGCCAGTGATCGGCGGCACAGTTCTTTTTCGGCGGCAATGATGTCAAGCGGTGTCAGTTGCATCGCCAAGCGCCACAATTTCCGCCAGGGCTTCAGGTGACAGGCGTGACACGTCCAGCGCGGCCTTGGGCGACATGCTGCCGTCCTCACTGATCAGGTTCACGTCAGCCGTTTCGCGCCACCGGGCGCGCGTCTTGAGCCAGAATGTCATTGACGCTGTGTCGCCGCCTTTGGCTTTGTTGAACAGCGCGCCGCCGATTGTGGCGTTTGCTTTCGCCATCGACAGGTCCAACTCGTCGCGGTAGTGCAGCCGCAATGTCTTTTTGTCGATGCCTATCACGCGGGCGATCATGTCCTGTGTCGTGCCGACCGTCGCGTGAAGCTGGACAAGCTGGCGCTGCGCATCGCTTGGCGCGTGCTGTTTGCGTCCACAGGGGTTTTTAGGCATTCCGTTCATGCGTTAAATATAGCGCGGGTAATTATTGTTGACAAGGTGCTTGACAGAGTGGACAATAACGGGTAATAAGGATCAACAGACACACCGGCAAGGAGCCACACCATGACACGCACCATTTTACAAATTGAAAACGAAATGGAAATCGCACGGATGCGCATGGACCATGCCCGCGACAAGCTCTGCGAAGTGATCATGGCCGGAAACGCATCGGAGGAAGCCCGCCTTGAGATGGTTCACGCCGCCGCGATTGAAGATTACATGGGCTTGAACCACGTCCGCAACACCAATGCGGCGGCTTAACAGCCCCGCCCGGCAAGGATCCACACCATGACCAAAGAGCAATACGCCGACCTGAACGCCACGATCTTTGATTTTCAAAAGAAGATCATGATGCACGACATCGCCAGCATGGACCCCGAGGTCCGCGCCACGATGGAAGCGGTAGATGCCCAGCTTGACGCCCTGCGCACGGGCAAGCTGTTTCAATTGCGTTGAGGGTCTACGGGCCGAACGGCTGGCCCGTCGCCTCAAGCGTGGCGGTCTGGCCGGTGAAGTTCTGCCAGCGGATCACAGCCATATCCACATAGGCGGGATTCAACTCGATAGCGTAAACGCACCGGCCCGTCATTTCGCCCGCTATGATCGTGGTGCCGCTGCCAGAGAACGGTTCATAGACCGCTTGGCCGGGGCTGCTGTTGTTCTCGATTGGCCGCTTCATGCACTCGACCGGCTTTTGCGTGCTGTGGCCGGTTTCTGACTTCTGCGGCTTGGGAATTTGCCAGAGAGTGCTTTGCTTTCGGTCGCCACCCCAATGGCCCGTTGCCCCTTTGCGCACCGCATACCAGCACGGCTCATGGTGCGGATGGTAATGCCCACGACCAATGACGAATTGATGCTTTGCCCATATGATCTGCGAACGGATTTCAAAACCACTTGCTTCGATGCTTTCTGCGACTGTGTGAGCCTTGTTTCCAGCGTGCCAAATATAAGCAACATCACCGGGGAACAGCGCCCAAGCCTCTCGCCAGTCTGCCTGATTGTCGTTCAAAACCTTGCCGTGCATCCCGCCTGTTTTTCCAGGGTTCGTCAGCGGCAGCGCGTCTTTGCGCCACGATGCGTCATATTCCACCCCATAGGGCGGGTCAGTCACCATCAGGTGAGGCTTCGCACCCGCCAGCAGAAGGGCCACTGTCTCCGCGTCAGTCGAGCTGCCGCAGGTGATCCGGTGGTCGCCTAGCAGCCACACGTCGCCCAGAACCGTCACGGGCACGGCAGGCGCGTCAGGCACCGCGTCGGGATCGGTCAGGCCCTCGGTGACGTCCAGTGTCAGCGCGGCTATCTCCCCCAAGTCAAACCCCGTCAGCGTCAGGTCAAAGCCCGCCGCGTCCAGATCCTCAAATTCCAGCTTCAACAGGTCAATGTCCCATTCGGCAAACTCTGACACCTTGTTGACGCTCAGGCGGAACGCCTTGATCTGCGTTTCGGTCAGATCGTCGGCCAGGATCACCGGCACCTCGGTCAGGCCCAGCTTGGCGGCGGCCTTGAGCCTCAGATGCCCGTCCACCACCGTGCCGTCCGACTTGGCGACGATTGGCACGCGAAACCCAAACTCTCGGATCGCAGACGCCACCTTGTCAACGGCATGATCATTCTTGCGCGGGTTCCGGGCGTAGCCGATGCAGCGCTCTATCGGCCACGTTTCAAATATTAGCGACTTATATTGGGGAAATTTCGGTGCAGGCATCACAGCCCGTCCTCCTTTTTGCGCGGCGTTGTGGTTGGCACACCCTTGACCGCGAATGCCACCATGCAGTCAGTAACACGCCTGTCGGGGTTGATACCAGCCAGGCTAAGCACTTTCCGACCCTCCCGTGAGTTTGCCCACAGTGTCAGGGTTTTTAGCGCCCGACCTTTGTGTTTTTTGGACTCTGTTGCGGTATGGCGAATTGCATCATTGAGTGATGTTAATACCACCGCGGACCACATGGCCCGAATGCGTGCAGCTTGTTCTGCGTTATCGGTCATCACCGGCCCCCCGCCAGAACGGCCCGCACACGGTCCATATCCAGGTCAGGCTGCAGCAGCAGCCGGACGGCCTCTGACAGGGCGTCACGCTGCTCTGTGAGCGCGTCCCGCTCGTCCAGCGCGGCCTCATGGTCCTCATCCTGCCAGCGTCGCAACTCGTCCAGTTCGTCCCAGACCCACGCCAGAGACGGCCAGCGTTCCCGGTGCTGTGACGTGCTGTCCGTGTTCAGGCGGGCCACTGCGGCCAGGCTGTCAAATCCGTTACGGGGCATCTGCATTACGTTCCTCCGGTTGTGCAGTTTACGAAATCTAGCGGGTCGTGCCAGTAACATCCGACACAGGTTCCTCTATAGTCAGTAGACCCTTTTGAAACAGGGACATGAAACCCGAGTTGTGTCGCATCAAATCTGATGTTTGTGCTTTTGCACCGATTGCAATGCGTTCTTTTAGCGTCGTTCACTGCCTTGGACAGAGGTTGAAATTCGTCACAATTCTCCACGGGTTTGAAGTTGTGCTTTCTCCCGTCCTTATGATCCATTTCCAAGTTGCTGCTTATCGCCAAAACGACGCAAAGTTTGTTCTTGTGATAATCGTAGACTTCGGGGGCAATGGTTCCATCAAAAGACAGTTCAGCCCAGCCTGCGGTCGCTACAGAAATGATACTTCCTTGCGGCCCCTTTCGTTTTACCAGTTTGTATTTTTTTGCCAATGACCCATCGTCTCGCGCCCAAGCGCTGCCGTTTCCGAAAGAAGGGAGTCCGTGCAGATGAAATTCCGAAACATTCAACGGGTCACTGTGCCCATGCTTGTCTGGTTAAACTGTTTTTTCAAACCTGTCGGCGTGACTACCTGTCTTGAATGTTATGTCCTTTGGGTTTTTATGCGCCATAACCGTATCCCTTCAAAGAGTCGAACATTATCTGCTGATCCAGAACGTCCACGCAGAAGTAACTAGAGCTGAACGTGATCTTGTTTTCGCTGTTGTCCTGGTTCATGAATTTCATCCGTTCTTCGAACATCAAGAGTTGGAGGGGGATGTTTCGGAACACCTGTTTTGGTGCAGCGTCGTTCAGCCATGTGTTACTCATTATGAGCGCGAAAGGTTTGCCCAACTCGATGGCGCGTTCAAAGATGCCGCGTTTGTTTGTAAACGGCGGGTTTGACACCATCACATCCCAATCCAGAGGAGCGTGCGTGTAGAAGTCTTGCCCCTCGTTGATATGTGAACGAACTACGTTGAAACCCTCAGACTCCAACACTTTGACAAAATTACTGGTTGCCTCATCAAACGGACACCATATCGTCTTTCCCTTGAATTTTTCCAAATGTGGCACCAACGCCCTCACGGCATATTCCGGCGTGTAGCATTCGTCGTTGTCACCGGCGTTGTAGAGCACCCCTGCATTGGCGCTGGATAGTTTGGCCCGGTCAGGTGGAATGATCTCAGGCACCACCGTAGGGTTGGCCTTGTAGGCCCGCACAGCATCCTCGACCTTTTGCATTGTGGGGCGCTCGTGCTGTTCCGTCACCTGCCCCCAGACGTGCACGGCTTCGGCGTCGGAAAGCCGGGTCAGAGGTCTGATTTGAGCCTCATTCGATGGGAGGATTTTGTCCACAAAAGATCCGTTTTTGTGGACATTTTGTATTGCCTGAAAACGCTCTGCCGCTTCAATCATTTGGTAGGCACGAGACTTTTTCCAGCCCCATCGCTGATCTGCGTATTCCTCAAACGTGCCATATTTTTTCTTGTATAGCTTGTCGTCGCGTATCTCGCGCAGCAACAAACCGTTGTCATACCACGCTTTGAGGACGTTGGTTTCGATCTGTTCTTCCACCTTGTTAAGGCTTCTCTTGGCCATTTCGTATCCTTCCAATGTTAACCGCAATGCTTACATTGTATGGTGCGGGTGTGCAAGCGGTTTGTGCTTAGTGCCACCTGAAATGATTGGTGTCACCTGTCAAACCAAGGTGCCACAAGAAAAAACCTTTTGATACCAATGGATTAGCGCGATTTAGTGCCACCTTGTGCCACCTGAAGGCACTTTCTACTTAGGGCTACCATAAAAAAATGCGTCTATTACCATTCTATAATTATTATAATTTATAAACTACCCTATTCTTTTTTCTGTCTAGAAATCTATAGGTAAGTGGCACAAGGTTACACAATGACATCCAGCCTTACAAATCAAAGACTTACCCGAAGCCACCTGTTTTTGAGCCAGTGGCACTAGGTGGCACTAAACCAAAGAAAAAGCCCCGCCACAATTTAACGGGGCGGGGCAGTAATTTAACGGTAATTTAACGGTAATTTAACGGCGCGGCGTCATGGGCATCACGTTCCCTCCGCATGACGGGGAAACGTAAGGCTCTGCACCTCGCCCCCTGTCCCATTGCTTTGTGCCTGATACGCGCCTGACAGGACGCCACCCCGCCGCTTGCAGGTATCTGGCCACCCGCATCGACAGTGACTTGTTGCCGGGCGCGTCTACAAAGAGCGTTGCGGCCACGCCCCCTGCCGTAACAGGCCCCTCCTGCCCGCGCAGCCATTCCACAACACGGGTTTCATCAATATCCACCGAACGCGCCGCTGCCTGTTGCGCCGATAGGGTTGCCGACTCACCTTCATCAAACCACCACGCCGTGCCGCTGCGGTACAGGTGCAGCGCCTCAGCCCATAGATGCCCCCTGTCACGCTCAAGCCCTGCCACGTCCACAAGCGCGCCGTCGATCATCTGGAGGGGCCAAAAACGCCGGTTGCCAGTCTCATCCGACAGGTATTCATTGCCGTTGACGGTCCCTGCAAAGACGGTCTGGCGTGGGTAGGTCTGCGTGACGTGTCCGTAAGACTTGCGGTAGCTGTCGCTGGTGGTAGACAGGAAATTCTTGACGTGTTCGATGTCCTTGCCGCGCATGGCCGACAACTCGCCTATCTCAGCCATCCACTTCCCGCGCAGCCATTCCTTGGCGTCTTTCTGGGTCATGTCCGGCATATCGTTGCCATACCATTGATCACCGACCAGCGCGGCCAGGCCGCTTGATTTCTTCTGCCCCTGATTGCCCGCAATAACCGGCATGGTGTCCACCTTGCATCCAGGCTGCATCACGCGGGCCACGGCACCGATCAG